AACAGATAATATTATTGTTAAGATGATTGAAGATATCAAAGAATCTTCAAAAGTACAACACGAAGCAATTAGTAAAGAACTTGGAGAAAGAATAGAAAAGGTTGAAGAAAAAGTAGAATCACTATCAAAATTTAGGTGGATGGCTGCAGGAGTAGTCGCCATTACTTTAATTTTTGCACCAGTTATTACAAACTTTATTTCAAATAATTTTTCATCTCACGTAGAAGAGATAAAGAAATAAATAATTGAGTGTTGGCATAAGATGCCAATGAAAACTCAAAAGAAAGTAACTCTGTATACCCTACAAAAGGCAACCAATTCAGTCATTAAGTGGACCGCAATAATGACTGCTCTCTGCCTTGACAAAGCACGTTAATCTGGTAGAATAGATCCACAGGTTAATGTTTGTTTATGGACTTTGTTGATGTAAAATACATCAATTTGATATCTTCTCGTTTTCAAAAATTCAAGAAGGTAAAAAATAATCTTTACAATTTTCGTTGTCCGATTTGTGGCGACTCTCAAAAAAATAAAAATAAGGCACGAGGATATCTGTATCAAGTAAAAAACAATACAAACTTTAAGTGCCATAATTGTGGTGTTAATGTTTCTTTCAATAATTTTCTCAAGCAGATAGACTCTGTAATTTACAAACAATATACTTTTGAGAAATTTAAAGACGGAAAGACTGGTAGAAACTTCACTGTTGAAGAACCAGTGTTTAATTTTGAGACACCAAAGTTTAAACCAAAATTAGATTTACCAAAAGCATCAGAAAATTCTGATGCAAACGAATACTTGATAAAGCGAAAGTTAAACCCACATAACTATTATTACGCCGAAAAATTCAAGTCGTGGACCAACTCATTAAAAGAAGTCTTCGATGATACTACTAAAGATGAACCTAGGATTATTATTCCTTTGTTCTATCAAGATACCCTTGTTGGATTTCAAGGCAGAGCACTTGGTCCAAACAAGATTAAATACATCACCGTAATGTTGAATGATGATGCACCAAAAATCTATGGACTCGATGAAGTTCAAAACGAAAAAACTGTATACATCACAGAAGGTCCCTTCGACTCAACTTTCATTCCAAACTCTATTGCTTTGTGCGGCGCTGATGGTGATGTCAGTAAGTGGGGCATTCATGATTGTGTTTGGATATATGATAACGAACCGCGTAATCGAGAAATCCTATCAAGAATTTCCCGTATTATCGAAGTGGGACAAAAAGTTGTCATCTGGCCTTCAACAATAAGGGAAAAGGATATTAATGATATGGTTTTGTCTGGACTGGATGTTCAGTCTGTGATAGAATCAAACACATATTCTGGTTTAGAAGCAAAACTTAAATTTACTACCTGGAAGAAAATATGAGTAACGGCACCAAAGTTAAAAAGCGCGACGGACGAATTGAATCTCTTGATTTAGAGAAGATGCATCTAATGGTTGAAGAAGCGTGTAAGGGTCTTGCAGGCGTCTCTGCGAGTCAAGTTGAGATGCAATCGGGCATCCAATTCTATGATGGTATCACCACCGCAGAGATTCAAGAGATTCTGATTCGTTCTGCTTCTGACCTGATTGATTTGGATCATCCAAATTATCAATATGTTGCTGCTCGCTTGTTGCTATTCTCTGTTCGTAAACAACTTTATGGGAAGATGAAAGAACTTCCTACTTTAGAGCAACACATTATTGAGTGTGTTTCTGTTGAAGTTTACGATAGCGATATTTACACCAAATATTCTCAGGAAGAAATTACAAAAGCGGATAGTTTCATTGATCATGATCGTGACTATCTTTTCACTTATGCAGGTTTACGTCAAGTAGTTGACAAGTATCTGGTACAAGATAGAAGCGGTGGTGGTGTATATGAAACTCCACAATTTATGTACATGATGATTGCACTGACTATCTTTGCAGAGTATCCTAAAGAAACCAGAATGTCATACGTAAGGAGATACTATGACGCAATCTCAAAACACAAAATCAACATTCCTACACCAATCATGGCAGGTGTTAGAACCCCACTTCGCCAATTTGCAAGTTGCGTTCTTGTTGATGTTGATGACACCCTCGATAGCATCTTCAGTTCTGATATGGCAATTGGTCGGTATGTTGCTCAAAGAGCAGGAATTGGTATCAATGCAGGTCGCATCAGGGGTATCAACAGTAAAATCCGTGGCGGTGAAGTGCAGCATACAGGTGTTGTCCCATTCCTCAAAAAGTTTGAAGCAACTGTCAGATGTTGTACACAAAACGGGATTCGCGGTGGAAGTGCTACTGTTCACTTTCCAATCTGGCACCAAGAAATAGAAGATATTCTAGTTCTTAAAAACAATAAAGGAACGGAGGATAATCGTGTTCGTAAACTTGATTACAGCATCCAAATCAGCAAACTTTTTTATGAAAGGTTTATTCAAGATGGTGAGATTACGCTTTTCTCCCCACATGATGTCCCTGGACTTTATGATCGCTTTGGACTCCCTGGTTTTGATGAGCTCTACTGTGCATATGAAAAAGATTCGTCCATTAAGAAAAAAACTATTAAGGCACAAGAACTCATTCTTAACTTACTCAAGGAACGTGCGGAAACGGGTCGTGTCTACATTATGAACATAGATCATTGCAATTCTCACTCTTCCTTCAAGGATAAAGTTGAGATGAGCAATTTGTGCCAAGAAATTACTCTTCCCACATATCCCATTCAGCACATTGATGACACTCATGGAGAGATTGCACTCTGCATTCTTTCTGCTATCAATGTTGGTAAAGTGAAATCGGATGAAGAACTTGAGGAACTTTGTGAACTTTCGGTACGTGGTCTTGATGAATTGATTGACTATCAAAAGTACCCTGTAGCAGCAGCAGAAATCGCCACCAAGGCGCGTCGTTCTCTTGGTATAGGATTTATTGGTCTTGCTCACTATTTGGCAAAACTTGGGTACAAATATGGATCTCAAGAAGCTTGGGATGCTGTTCATGGACTTTCTGAATCTTTCCAATATTATCTCCTGAAAGCATCTAACCAACTTGCAAAAGAAAAGGGATACTGTGAATATTTTGGACGCACAAAGTATGCAGATGGGATTCTTCCTATCGATACATACAAGAAGGATGTAGATGAAATTTCTTCTATCAAATTAGAACATGATTGGGAAAGTCTTAGAGCATCAATCTTGGAACACGGTCTCAGGCACTCAACACTGTCCGCACAGATGCCATCGGAGAGCAGTTCCGTTGTGTCAAACGCAACCAACGGAATCGAACCACCTAGAGATTACTTGTCCGTTAAGAAATCAAAGAAAGGACCACTTAAGCAAATTGTTCCTCAATATCATACCCTTAAGAATAATTACACGCTTCTTTGGGATATGCCTAGCAATACTGGTTATATTAATATTGTCGCAGTTATGCAAAAGTTCTTCGATCAAGCGATTTCTGGAAACTGGTCCTATAATCCAGAAAATTATGACAACAATGAAGTTCCTACTTCAGTGATGGCAAATGACTTTTTGACTACATACAAGTATGGGTGGAAAACTTCTTACTACCAAAACACTTATGATATTAAAACTGATGAGGTAGTAGAAGAGAAACCTAATCTTCAAGATTTGCTAGGTGAGTTAAGTTCAGTAGAGGAGGGAGAGTGTGAATCCTGTGCAGTTTAAGATTTCTTCCGTAGAAGAACCACAAATGAATATTAAAGGAATGACCGTATTCAATACGGAAAAAGTGGATACTAAAAAGCAACCAATGTTTTTTGGAAAACCACTTGGAGTTCAAAGATATGATTCATACAAATATCCAGTCTTCGACAAACTAACGACCCAACAACTTGGATACTTCTGGAGACCCGAAGAGGTATCTCTCCAGAAGGATCGTGGTGACTATCAAACATTACGTCCTGAACAAAAGCATATCTATACTTCTAATCTGAAGTATCAAATTATGCTTGATTCTGTTCAAGGTCGTGGTCCTGGTATGGCATTTATTCCATACTGCTCACTTCCTGAATTGGAAGCGTGTATGGAAGTGTGGGGATTTATGGAGATGATCCATAGTCGCTCATACACATATATTATCAAAAATGTTTATTCGGATCCATCCGAAGTGTTTGATACAATCATTGGCGATGAACGTCTTCTGGAACGTGCTAGAAGCGTTACAGAGTCATATGATGACTTTATTCAGTCTGCACAAAGTTATGGTACATCTAATGATTGGATGTATAGACTTGAAGGAGTAAACACTGCAAAGGAAACACTCAATGATGTCAAACGAAAACTGTACAGAGCAGTCGCAAACGTTAACATTCTTGAAGGTATTCGGTTCTACGTTAGTTTTGCTTGTAGTTTCGCCTTTGGTGAACTTAAGCTTATGGAAGGATCAGCTAAGATCATCTCTCTTATCGCAAGAGACGAAAACCAACATCTAGCACTTACTCAAAATATTTTGAATAAGTGGAGAGAGGGCGACGATCCTGAAATGCAACAAATTGCAAAAGAAGAAGAAGAATGGGTTTATGCAATGTTTGATCGCGCTGTAAACGAAGAAAAGAAATGGGCAGATTATCTGTTCAAAGATGGCAGCATGATCGGACTCAATGACAAGTTGTTACAACAATATGTTGAATGGATTGCAAACCGTAGACTAAAAGCAATCGGTCTTAAACCGCAGTATGATATTTCAGCAAACAATAATCCACTACCTTGGACTCAGCACTGGATTTCCTCTAAAGGTCTCCAGGTTGCTCCCCAGGAAACGGAAGTCGAATCATATGTAGTTGGTGGTATTAAACAAGATGTGAAAAAAGACACATTTAGTGGTTTTAAATTGTAACAATCAATTTAAAATTTATAGATAGAGGAGGTAATACTCCTCTATTTTTTTATGATTCATATCACAGACATTTATTCTTTAAAAGCAAAAGTAGAAAAACTTAAATTTAAGTTGGACGAAGAATCAATATCATCCCATGAGAAATGGATTGCTAATAAATATCTGAATCATGTTTTAGATTATATTGATGAGTTGCGATTACGATAATCCGTGGTATTATAACGGTGAACCTTTTGAGTCTAAAGATATTGAAGATTATTTTGGATTTGTTTATTTGATAGAGAATAAACTGAATAGTCGAAAATACATAGGTAGAAAATATCTATGGCAATTTAGAACTCCAAAGGGTAAAAGTCGTAAAGTTAAATCAGAATCAGACTGGAAAAAATACTATGGGTCTTGTCCGGAACTTAAAGAAGACATTATCAAATTTGGTAGAGAGAATTTTAATCGAACTATCTTATCATTACATAAAACAAAGGGCAAAACAAACTACGAAGAGACAAGACAACTATTCACGAATAACGTACTCACAGAGTCCCTTGACAATGGAGAACCCGCATTCTACAATAGCAACATCCTCTCAAGGTACTATCGAAAAGATTATTATGAACGCAACGACTGAAGATATTGTTGCTCACGTTAGAGAATGGTCTCTCGATCGTGCTGCAGATAAAAGTATTTCAAAAGCAGATGCTCGTGCCATCCTTGCAGAGTTTTATGAATGGATTGAACCAGAAGATGACGAACTTGAGATTGTCTCTCTGGAACCAGAATCTTGACAAATCCTAAATAAAAACTTATAATGTTTACAACCCACCCCTCAAAAGGTGGGTTTCATATTATGAGACTTTGAGAGTGAAATTAGAGCCGTGGGGTCTGCCCTCTGAGAAGAGGGAAGTGCGCTTTCCCTATACGGATGTAGAGTTCAATTTAAGTTAGTGCAAAATTTCTTTACAGTAGCCCTGCCTCTCGCGGCAATGGTTACAACCAATACGGCAACACTGCCATTGTTTCCACCTCCTCCCGTAAGTGCTCCGCCATTTGCAATCGTTAAGGAGTTTGAAACACCGACAGCAACCAAAGAGGTTGTTCCTGAAAAGCCAAAAGAGAAGAGGCTAATTTGTAAAGGGTGTAATGAACATGAGAATGCTACCCTGGCATACTTCCAGGATCGTGGTATTAAAGACAGAAACGCCCTTGCTACCATTATGGGAAATATTAGACAAGAATCAACATTCGTTCCTAATATTTGCGAAGGTGGTAGCAGAACCAGTTGGAGTAACTGCGGTCGTGGTTACGGACTGATTCAATGGACATCTGCCAATCGTTATTATGGATTGGGTGATTTTGCTAAGAAGTTTGGTGGTTCACCATCATCACTTCATACGCAACTTCGTTATCTAACGACTGAGGTTCAATGGCAACGAATTGAGGATAGGATGAAAACTCCGGGTAAATCTATCAATCGTTACATGGACTATGCGTATAGTTGGATTGGTTGGGGGCATCATGGTGCCCGCACTTCGTATGCTCATGAGTATGCTT